CTACTCAATGGAACTTTCTGAAAAGTATGTAGGTAATAGATACGATACAGTATTTACAGGTATCCCATCTTCGGAACTTGTGGACAAACGAGATGAAGTTCGAAACAAGATTAAAGGATTGAGTGGTAAACTACTTATTAAGTACTTTCCACCAAAGGGAGTATCTGCTAAAAAACTAGAACTACATATCGAAAAGTTGGTAGCCAATGGGAACAAACCTGATTTGATTATCATTGATTATGCTGATTTACTACTTTCTTATACAAACAAAACCGATTCTACCTATGGAGAACAAGGTGGAGTTTATATCGAACTTCGAGGTATGAGTGGTGAGTTGGAAATACCAGTTTGGACGGCATCACAAACCAATCGTTCGGCTATTGATTCAGAAGTAATCGAGGCTGATAAGGTGGCCGATTCATACGCTAAGGTGATGAATGCGGACTTTATTATGAGTTTGAGTAGAAAGAGTAAGGATAAGTTAAATAACACTGCTAGAGTACATATTATGAAGAATCGATTTGGACAAGATGGAATTACTTTTCCTTGTAAAATGGATACAAATCATGGTATTCTAGATGTGTACACTTCCACTTCACCAGATGGGATGATGGCACAGAAAGAAAGTAAAAATGGTGAGATTTTAGAGAAACAATTATTACATAAAAAATATGTTGAAAATATGGGATAATAAAAAAAATTTTATTATATTTATACCACCAAAATTTAACAAAAAATTTGTAGGTTTTTTCAATATATACAATAGTTATACACACCTACCAAAAAAAATATGAACTTAAAAAAATAAAAAGATTATGGCAAATTCACAAGAAATTTTTGAACAAATTAAAGACCTTTTCGAACAATTCGAAGAGAATCACAATGGCACTACTAAGGCTGCAAAATCAAGAGCTCGTAAGGCGATTGGTGAAATCAAAAAATTAGTAACAGATTACAGAAAAGTATCAGTAGAAGAAAATAAATAAAAATAGATATGGGATTATTTGACGAAAGAGTACCATTTAAGCCATTTGAATATCCAGTTTACTATAACGATGGTTGGTTAAAACAAGCACAAGCGTTTTGGTTACATACAGAGATTCCAATGCAAGGAGATGTAAAAGATTGGAATGAAAAACTCACTCCAGCTGAAAAAAACTTGGTAGGTAACATCTTACTTGGATTTGCTCAAACTGAATGTGCAGTTTCTGACTATTGGACTGGAATGGTTACCAAATGGTTTCCAAAACACGAAATTCGTCAAATGGCAATGATGTTTGGTTCTCAAGAAACCATTCATGCTACTGCTTACTCATATCTAAATGAAACTTTAGGATTAGATAACTTCTCGGCATTTTTGCACGAACCTGCAGTTGCAGAGAAGTTTGAACTCCTTACCCAAACAACCGCTGATTGGACACCAGAAGATTTGAAAACCAACGAACAAGCAAGAATTGAAGTTGGTAGAAGTTTGGCAATCTTTTCAGCATTCGCAGAAGGTGTATCACTTTACTCATCTTTTGCAGTTCTTTACTCATTCCAAATGAGAAACTTACTAAAAGGTATTGGACAACAAATGAAGTGGTCAGTTCGTGATGAATCACTACACTCACAAATGGGCTGTCAGTTATTCCGTCATATGTGTGAGGAGTATCCAGAGGTAAAAGAACAAACTAAAGAAACAATCGAAGAAGCTGCAAAACTAATTGTAGAATTAGAAACACGATTTATTGATAAGATGTTTGAAATGGGTGATTTGGAAAACCTATCATCATCTGATTTAAAAGAATTTATTAAACAAAGAACAAATACTAAACTTAAAGAACTTGGATATGATGGTATATTTGAGTTTAACGAGAAAAAAGCGGAAAACTTAGATTGGTTCTATCATTTAACAGGTGGACACACTCATACTGATTTCTTTGCCATCAGACCAACTGATTACTCAAAAGCAAATGAGGGGGAAGATTGGGAAGATTTATTTTAAAACACTAAACTATGAAAGAAATAACATTAGAAGACCTTGCAATTGCAATAAAAAGTAACGATAAAGATGCAATAAATGAAGCATCATTAAATAGAGTTTATCAACACATCACAAAAGATGCATCTGATTCATTTGCTATAATAACTGCTTTTAGAGGTGGATTTACTAAAAATAAAAACATTTCTAGAAATAAAAGTTTAGAAGGAGATGTTCGTTCTTTAGGTCTTGGTTTTTTCAAAGTTAAAGGTTATTGGGTTGAGTGTAGTGATTCTTCTTTGGATTATGATTCTTGTCCTGAAGATAAAAAAGTACCAGTAGTGGAAACTTCTCTTTTTATTCCTAATATATCTAAAAAAGATGCGGTTAGGTTAGGAAAAAAATATGACCAAGATGCTATTATATTTCAAGGAAGTGAAACAAACGATAAAGTTGAACTTATATCAAAAAGCGGTAAATCCCTTGCAAAATTAGGTAAGTTTTCACCTAATAAAATAAAACAAGCATATACAAAAATAAAAGGTAAATCTTTTACATTTGAAGGATTTGAATATAGACCAAGTGGAATGTTATCAAACATTGCATTTGAAAGTTATTTAAAACAAAATTAGTTATGAGTAAAACATTTGATGAACTATCAAACAATGTAATTGAGTGGGCATACGATAAAGGTATTCTCGAAAGAGAAAACGCTCCAAAACAAATGTTGAAAGTGTTAGAAGAAGTAGGTGAAACTGCTGGAGCACTTTTAAAATCAAACGAGGATGAGATTAAAGATGGTATTGGTGATTCTTTTGTTACCCTTATCATTCTTTCAAGACAACTTGGTTTAACACCAGAAGAGTGTTTAGAAGCTGCTTGGAACGAAATAAAAGACCGAACTGGTAAAACAGTTGATGGAGTATTTGTAAAGCAGGGAGATTAATTCAAAGATATAATTCTTAGAAAATAAAGTAAATGCAACCATTTGATTATCTAAATACTTCAGTAAAAAGTTACCTTAGACCTAGTAAAATTCATGGAGTTGGATTATTTGCATTGGTTGATATAAAAAAAGGAGAACAAGTTTTTCCTTTATGGGAAGGAAAAACTAATTTTTATACAATAAAATTTAGTGAAGCTAAAAAGTTACCAAAAGAGGTTTTAGCATATATACTTCGTTCTTATACTTCATTTATAGAAAATGATGATTCAGTTATCAATTTTAGATTGGTAAAAAATACGAATTTTTTATTTGCAGAACCTATATCTTTTATCAATACTGCATTTGAACAAGCAAATCTTGATATGAATGGATTTGCATTAAGAGATATAAACAAAGATGAAGAGTTACTTGGTAACTACGGAAATTCATCACAAGTAAAATTATTATGATGAAAACAGATTATCATTTACGAAAAAACAAAGTACTACATGGTGGAGATATAAAATTATATCCAAACACATCTGGTATTGCAATGAATATGTTACTAAGAACAATAAAATATAATTTAATTAAAATAAAAAGAAATGGCTAAAAACTACGGCGAAGAATTAGGCTGGGAATGTGGTGTTGATTTTCCAGAATGGGGAAACACCGAAATTTATGTAAAAACTATATCTAAAGGTTACTTACTTGCTGGTGAAAAACCAAAAGATGCTTATTGGAGAGTTGCAACAAAAGTAGCTCAGAGATTAAATAAACCTCATTTAGCTTCTAAATTCTTTGATTATATTTGGAAAGGGTGGTTGAATCTTGCAACACCTGTACTTTCAAATACTGGTACTGATAGAGGTTTACCTATTTCTTGTTTTGGTATCGATGTAGCCGATTCTATTTATGATATAGGTTCTAAAAACTTAGAACTAATGTTACTTGCAAAACATGGTGGTGGAGTTGGTATTGGTATCAACCAAATCAGACCTGCAGGTGCACCAATTACAGGTAATGGAACATCAGATGGAACTGTTCCATTTTGTAAAATCTATGACTCTACTATCCTTGCAACCAATCAAGGTTCGGTAAGAAGAGGAGCAGCTTCGGTTAACTTAAACATTGAACACAAAGATTTTGAAGAGTGGTTAGAAATCAGAGAACCAAAAGGTGATGTAAATAGACAATCACTCAATCTACACCAATGTGCAGTTGTTGGTGATAAGTTTATGAGAAAACTTCAAGATGGTGATGAAACTGCAAGAAGAAAGTGGGGAAAATTACTACAAAAAAGAAAAGCAACTGGTGAACCTTATATCATGTATAAGGGAAATGTGAATAAACAAAACCCATCAATGTATAAGAACAATGGTTTGAAAGTATTCATGACTAACATTTGTTCTGAAATTGTACTACATACAGATGAATCACACTCATTTGTTTGTTGTTTATCTTCACTCAACTTAGCAAAATACGATGAGTGGAAAGATACTGATTTGATTTATACCGCAACTTGGTTCTTAGATGGAGTTCTTGAAGAGTTTATTCAAAAAGCAAAAGGATTAAGAGGATTCGAAAACTCAGTTCGTTCAGCGGAAAAAGGTAGAGCTTTAGGATTGGGAGTTTTAGGTTGGCATACATACCTACAAAAAAATGGAATTCCATTTGAAGGAATGGAGGCACAATTCGAAACTCGTAAAATTTTCTCACAATTAAAAATTGAATCCGAAAGAGCAAGTAGAGATATGGCAGAAGAACTTGGTGAACCTCTTTGGTGTAAAGACAGTGGATTTAGAAACACACACCTTAGAGCAATTGCACCAACAGTATCAAACTCAAAATTGAGTGGAAATGTATCACCTGGTATTGAACCATGGGCAGCAAATATATTCACAGAACAAACATCAAAAGGAACTTTTATTAGAAAAAATAATGAGTTGGTAAAGGTTCTTAGAAAAGCAGGTATTAATACAAAAGATACTTGGGATAAAATCTTAGAAGATGGTGGTTCTATTCAAGGATTATCCGAACTTGATAAGTGGTGTTACTTAGATGGTAAGATGGTTCTATGTGGTGAAATAGAAAATGGTGATAGAGAAAAAATCTACCCTGTCAAGGATGTGTTCAGAACGTTTAAGGAAATCAACCAAATGGATTTGGTTAAACAAGCTGGTGTTAGACAACAGTATATTGACCAATCCGTTTCCTTAAACTTAGCATTCCCATCTGTAGCTTCCCCCAAATGGATTAATCAGGTAACTATGGAAGCTTGGAAACAAGGGATAAAAACCTTATATTATATGAGGACAGAAAGTGTGTTACGAGGAGACATCGCAACTAGAGCAACTGACCCTGATTGTGTTGCTTGTGATGGTTAATGTTTAATTTAAAATTTTAAAAAAATGATTGAAGTAAAAAGATTTCACGCAGCATGGTGTGGGCCTTGTAGAATGTTGGCCCCAATCATGGAAAATGTAAAAGGAAAGTTTAACGAAGTAACATTTACAGATGTAGATGTTGATACTGATTATGAAGAGGCACAAAAGTATTCAGTAAGAAATATACCTCTAGTAGTAATTGAAAAAGATGGACAAGAAGTTCAAAGGTTTGCAGGACTTCAATCCGAAATGGCTTATGTAAATGCTTTAAACGAAGTAAATTTGTAAGTTATGCCAGCATCAATAAAGGTTTACATGAAAGATGAAAAAGAAAAGGTAATCAAAGGAACTCCCCAAGTACCTATTTCTTTAAGTGCAAAACTAACTAAAGAAGATGGTTCTAAATCTATTTTCTTTATTGATAAAGACTTTGGTATAAAACAAGGGTTGAGTAGTAAGATGAAATTTAACATTTTACACCCAACCCGTCCAAATCTTTGTGAAATTACTATCCCTATTGATAGAATAGAAAAAAGTTAAAAAAAGCTTGACTCGTATTTACTAATTTCGTATATTTGTATCATAAATTTAAGATATGAAATACGACCCTAAAAACCCACTTACTGATGAACAACTAGATAAACTTGGAAAAGATGATTTTGATTCTTTTCTTGAGTATCTTGATGGTCAAAGTGCTTATTTGAAATCTAAAACAAGACCTCTTAATTCACATGAAATGAAAAAGTTTGCAGCTCTTTCCGCTGCACAAGAGGGGAGAAAAATGACAGATAAAGAATTTGAATATGCAAAAAAAATGGGTAAAGAAAATGAAAATAAAATTTTAAAAAAGTAATATGAAGCGTTATGATGATTCTAAATTAGAGGAAAACTACAATAAATTTATTGAAGCCCTTAAAAAATCGTTTAGTGGAGAACGATTAGAAAAACTACTCCATATGTATTCGATGGATGAACTAGGACCAAACCTAATGTTATCACCAGCGAGTGGAAATGTAAACTACCATAATGCTTACGAAGGTGGATATATTGACCATGTAATGAATGTGGCTAGAAACTCACTTCGTATGATGAAACTTTATCAAGAAGCAGGTGGTTTGATTGACTTTACCCAAGAGGAACTTTTATTCTCTGCATTTCATCACGATTTAGGAAAATTGGGTGAAAAGGGTAACATGGCCTATAAACAACAAACATCAGATTGGCATATTAAAAATCGTGGAGAAGTTTATACTTGGAACGATGACATCAGTTATATGACTCATACTGATAGAACTTTTTACTTATTATCTCAGTATGAAATCAAATACTCAGAAAAAGAGTTTTTTGGTATAAAACTTACAGATGGTATTTACGATGAGGATAATATGAAGTATTTAAAGACCTTTGATATCAAGAAGGCACAACGAAGTAACATCGGTCATGTTCTTCACTTTGCAGACCATATGAGTACTTTGATTGAAAGAGATGAACAAAGAAAACCATTTTAATGGATATAAATCAACTTTGGTTTTTCAGTAATAGATTACGAGGAGAATCACATCCCTCGGCTAAACTCACAAATGAACAAGTGAAACAAATAAGAGAACTTTACAATCAAGGTTTCTCTACAAATGTTATTGCTAGAAACTTCAAAGTTAGTAAATGGAATGTGGAACAAATCGTAAAGAATAAAACTTGGACACACATATAGAGTTAAATAAAATCTATAATGAAGATTGTTTAGTTACTCTATCAAAGATGGAGAACAACTCTATTGACTTAATCGTTACTTCACCTCCATATAATAAAAACAGATGGATTAGAAATACTTCCAAGAAAGATAGGTTTATGAGTTCTATTGAGTATTCTACTTACGATGATAATCTACCACAAGAAGAATATGTAGAGTGGCAGAAAAAAGTGATTAGTGAATGTTTAAGAGTACTTAAACCAACGGGT